GGGGTTAAAGAGTTGTTTCCCAGTCACGATCGGCGCGAGGATCAGGTTGCCTATCCCTCCAATCATATTTCATTTTTACTCCTTCTTTTGCGAGACACATAGGACAACAAAACCATTTCATATCTTTGTTAAAAACATCTGATTTGCCAAAACCATGATGTCCTATGTTATGACACGAAGAACAACTCTTTAACCCCGTGCTTGTTATATTTAGGTTTCTAAGGGAGGCTTTAATGTTAAGGGTGTCAACATAACCTGGAGCGCCCCCCTTAGAGTTCTTGCGATACTTACTTTGCGCCATTCGCAGATCTGCGGATGACTTGAGATACATATTGATTTGAACAATTTACTTCTTTACCAATCTGAACATTTGATAAACCTTCAGATTTTAACTTTAAAATTGTTTCAGCTTTGTCACTAAATTTTTTTCTTCCTCGACTTTCTTTAAAAAGATGAGGGTTGATCTCATGAAACTCAAGTATTTCATTATGAAGTTCTTCCATGAGTTTAATAACAGTACCCATCTTAGTAAGCATGCTCTTACTTAATTCCATCATTAATCCTGTGGTTTCCACCAATCAGGTTTATCTGATGTTGGTTGAGCTGGTTGAGCTGGAGGAACATTTTGTGTTACTTGCTCTTGAACAGGCGGTTGTGCTGGTTGAGGTGTCGGGGCAGCTTGACCTTGCATGACACCAAAAGCTTGAGCATATTGATAATAAATATCAGTACCTCTATCTAAAGCATGTATGTAAGATATCTCATTACTATCAGGCCACTTATCACCAGATCCATCATTCTTTAAATTTCCCGGCTGTAATTTTACTTTAACAACAGCATGAAGTCCGTTTAAAAAATCCCATCCATTACCCACTTGATTAAATAATTTACCCGCTTCAGGTGAATCATCTTTCCAAGAAATATTATAATTAGAACACACAAAAGCTCTTAAATTTTCTCTTGTTATATCTAAACTTATGTTATTAGGATCTGCATGAAAGACAGTAAAGTTTTGCCAAAAACTAGATCCTTCATTTGGTCCGGCGATAACATCAAATCTTGCTCTTAAATATAGAGTTCTGTTATCACCTGTTTGTTGAGAGGAATAATGTTCATAAGGATTGTCCGGAACAATTTGCTCAGGTTTTCGTGGTGTGCCAGCTTCATCAACATTTTTACTTGGATCTTGTAATGTTAATTTTACCGGAACAATAGTCTTATCGGCTATTAAAGTCCTTTCTGTTGATGCTGAAGTTGATTCAGTGTTTACTTGTGTTAAATTCATATTCATATTATCTCTCCTGATTTGTATATTGTTTATTATCTGTTATTTTTACTAATACATTGCCTAAGTGAGCCTCTTCTAAAAGCTCTAATTTACCAGAACGATCTTTAGCTGGTAGATCCCAAATGTTGTCTCTGTTACAGACAAATTTTCTTATCATTTGTTTAGGTTGATTTGGATCTTGATTAGGATCAGGTATCGTGATGTAACATAATTGTTCATCAACAATACCCGGAATGATGTTACGCGCAGTACCATCTAATTGTATTTCATAATAGTCTCTGTCCGCCTCATCTTTTTTCTTATCAAGAATGCCTACAAAGATTACATTCTTGTTTTTTATATGTTGTAAATGAGTAGCCCAACTCACTAACTCAACTCTAAGTTGTCCATAAACTTTCATTGTGTTTATAGTGCCACCTTTTGTTTGAGCGTCTGGTTGTTGCTCTGCCCATTTATAACATAATCGAGATGCTACGCTGATAGAGTCTACGAATAAAGTATCATATAAATTACCATCCTTAATTTCTTTTGCAAAATCTGGATATTTCGCAGCCACTCTATCATAATGTTCTTGACTATAACTCATGGTTGATACTGTCACAGCTGGATCCGGTCCGCCTAATAAAACTGCAATATCTTTACAGTCTTCCCAATCTCTTGGCTCTAAAGTTTTACCTTTAAAATTACGAACAGATAGATCACCAGATTCAATATTTAAGAACAATGTTCTTTCTTGATTTAATGATAGTATCTGTGTTGTTTTACCAATGCCCGGCTCGCCAAGTAACATTACTTTAGCACCATAATCGGCATTTAATCTTTCATTAGCTGAAATTATTTCCATGTTATTCTCCCTTGTTTTCAGTGATTTTAAAAGACGCTTCATCAGGCACTACAACTGTTCGTGCTTTTTGAAGTATATTTTTAATCTCAGGAGGAGCGTTTTTATAATTGCGTTCGCTCACACTTAATTTTACATCAGCGTAATGTTTAGCAGCATCACTTCCGTGTTTCTGCTGTAGATCATCAAATGCTTTAGAAAGCAGTTCTTGATCCCATTGTACTTTTGGAGTGAGTGAGGCTTCAACTTTGAAACCATCAACGTGATCGAAGGTTCTCGTTCCGGTATCCACTCCATCGTCTTGCAGCCGTGCCATCAAGCGTTGCCCATCATATCTATGTAAGGCACTCCTGAGTTTAGAGGCAGTATTTCTATCTTCTCTTTGTTGTTGAGTAAGAAGGAAAAGATTTTCTACAACCTCTTGTTCTGACAATTCGTTAATTTTAAGTTTACTAAACTTGTTGCATGTTTTTTTTTGCATTTTTTAATCCTTTATAAGTAGTTAATAAGTTGGCGATTTTTTTCACCGTTTTGATTTTTATATATCGTTTACATTTGTAATACAAGTAAAAAAAAATATTTTTTTTGTAATCTTGTAAACTGATACAATATATATATAATGTAAACTGTTTTTAAGGAGAGTAACATGGCAGAAAACAAAAAAGAAAAAAGCTATTCAACGGCTAGAATATATACAGAGGATCTAGCTCGTTTAAGAATTATGGCCAAGCATTCAGGTAAGACACAAATATCTGTTTTAAATCAATTAATTAGATTTCAATGGAATAATGAATTTGGTAAAGATGAAGATGTTTCTGTTAGTGGTATTGAATCAATAGGTTTATCTACGCCGTCTTAAATAGATCCTTCGTTTCTTTTATCTAGTTCATCAACAAAGTAATCGGCAAAGCCATCATAACCAGCACCTTGTAAGTTTGCTATAACTTCAGTGATATCATCAGCTTTTCTGTTAGCTTCAATCATTGCATTAAATTTATCAACTTCTTCGTCACTTCCTAAACTAATGTTTTGAAGTCCAGGTGCTTGAGATAATGCTTGGCTTGAGAATGGTGCAGCAAATATTAATTCATCATCACTAAAATCATCTGGAGTGCCAGCGTCATCCCATATATTATTGAGATCCGGATTTCTATATCCAACTACATTATCTGGTTTTCCATAATTTCTTGTAGCGTCTGGAATTAATCCACTATCGACAGCATTATTAATAAGATCTATTTGGTTATTTAATTTACCCCATCCGCCTTCATCAAATGCATCAGGTTTTTCTCTATTTACTATTTCTGCAAAAGCCTCAACATCTCCAGTTACTCCACCCACTTCAATAGCTTTCATAAGAGCGTTTGTAGCAACAGCATCTGAACCGCCTAACTCTTCAATTTGTTGACCGACATATCCCACACCACTTTTCTCTTTTCCTCCCGGCATACTTGTAAATGTAGTAGCATCAGAAATAGCTTTTGCTCCTTCATCATTTATACCAACATCTATTCCCTCTAATTTAGCTTGGAAGATAATACTATTTACTTTGTCAGCAGATCCCACCAATGTTTTTACTGTATCAATTTCACGACCTCCGTCATATACAGGTTTAACATCTACATATCCATCATCTCTTACGGTAGCTTCAGTTCCAACTGTATAAGGTTCTGGTCCTCCAAGTGCCATTTGCATAAGCGCTGGAGCCATCCCTATTGCTATTCCGGGTAATCCTCCGATACCTGCTAAAGTAGTTATAATTCCAAATGTACCGGATGCCATGCCAGAAGCGCTTCCTTCTTTAATAGCATTGCCTAATTGTAATGCTGATAAGGCAACAGATATTCCTTCTCCAACATTTAGGCCACCTTCCATTCCAGCTACATCTCCGCCACCTTTACTGAGGAAATCAAACATACCTCCGCTTTCCGCGGCTGCCTCTTCCGGTAAATCACTAGCTATAACTTCTTGTGCTTCTTTTCCGCCCATCTTAATAAATTCATCTTCAGTTACATATCTCTCTAAATCATAACTCCAAGCGTATTTATCAGGACCTAACAAACCTATAGTAGATTCTTGAAATCCTCCCATTACATATTCTGCATTATCTAATGCTGAACCAAAATCGAATATAGTTGCTCCTGGTTGATTACCTAAAGGAACACCATCTTTTACACCAGCAAAAGTAGAGGAAAGACCATCTGATGATACTAATTGAGTAATACCAGTTCCCACATTACCTACATTAGCAGCGTTACTTAATAAAGATGAAGTAACACCCGTAACTAAATTTCCAGCGTTATCATAAAAATTACCAAATTCATCCATGCTATAATTTGAAGAATCTAAATCTATTTCATTAGAAGATCGTTTTCCTTCAAAAGTAGTTTCATTAGAAGTTGATCCTGTTTCGGTAGTAGCTCCAGTAACATCAACTAAAGAATTATAATCATCTAAAGTAAGACTTCCTAAAGCTAGGCTATCAAGAATATCCAAAGATGTACTAGCATCAAAACCAGCATCCCTTAACTCTTGTAATTTTTTTACTTTATCAGTTCCCGCTACATCTTCGTCAACTGTTACTCGACTTGTGCCATCAGTAAATATATTTCCACCACCAATAAGATTATCTAAATCAGTAAAATCTGAAGCACCAATAACATTGCCATCCACACCGATCGTGACTGGGAAACATATTTACT